ATGTCCGGATGATTAACTGTAGTTTGGCCTACGCCTTCCGAAGCACTATCTTCAAATATATTTGCGCCTGCTATTGACATTTACGTTCCTCGTATTAACTAGTATATTTATCCGAGAATTTATGCCATCTGAATATTGCTGGTAGTTGCGATATATTGATCTGCAATTTCGCCTTGTGTTTTTGCAACACAACTAACAGTAGTTGCTAATATATTAAATTTTGCGTCAGGTGATACGCTAAACATGTAAGGTGCTAGTCCTAAGCCTTCTTGTTGCATGATTAATACCATAGGCTTAGTCAATACAAATTTAGTTGCTGTTTCTTCATCCAATCGTGCAACAATTTCTTCGCCTGAACTTAGTTTTAGAGACACTGTGTCTCCATTTTTATAAGGTGTTTCAATTAACATTATAGTGAGTATCCTGTTCCGTTATAGTTAGTTTCTTCTAGGTATGAAGGCAACTTGTCAAAGCCGCCGATGCTTGTACCATGTACTTTAATCTGTGGGAAGGTACGTGCTCCTGGGAACATTTCTAGTACTTCGTCACGAGTAAAGTCTACATCAAGTTGATAATACTTGAATGGTAAGTCTCTTGTTTCACATAGTGCCTTTGCTCTATCGCAAAAAGGACACTGAGGTTTTCCGTAAATTTCAATCATAAACTGAATCCTTTAAAAGTGTCTGTGCCTACATCTTGTTTAGTGCCGCCACTAACGTATGATGTAATTTCTGTTTCTTGCGGAGCAACTTGTACTTCGCTTCCACTAATCCATTTCTGTGTCCAAGGTAACGGGTTAGTCTTTGTAGTGTATGGGCTTTTTAGATTTACATTAGTCATTCTACGTGTGCAAATCCATTCAATATATCCACTCAACAACTCTGTGTTAAGGCCAATCATTGATCCATCTTTGAACAAATACTCGGCCCACGCCTTCTCTTGATCAACTGCATCGACAAACATTTGAACGCATGCTTCTTCTGTTTCTTCTGCAATCTTTACATAGTCAGGATCATCTTTCTTAAGAATCTTTAGCAACATCTGTGTGCTTGCTAGGTGCAAGTTCTCGTCACGAGCAATAAGTTTGATAATCTTAGCATTGCCTTCCATTTGCTTCATCTCTGCAAACGCCCAGCTACATGCAAAGCTCACATAGAAACGCACACCTTCTAAGATGTTAACACTCATCAGTGTAAGCCACAACAATTTCTTTAGTTCATACATGTCAACTTTAATCTTCTTGCCATTAACTGTATGTGTGCCTTCGCCTAGCAACTTGTACCAGCGAGTAGTTTCAATTAGATCATCGTAGTATTTGGAGATGTCTCCGGCACAATCTGCAATCTCTGCAATGTCTAGCATCTCATCAAAGATTTTGCTAGGGTTGCTGTACACGTTACGAATAATATGTGTGTACGAGCGTGAGTGGATTGTTTCTGAGAACGTCCATGTTGTGATCCAGTTCTCAATCTCTGGCAAACTTACAATAGGCGAAAATGCTTCTACTGGCGCACGACCTTGTACACTGTCTAGCAGGATTTGACGCTTTAGGTTTGATGTAAAGATATGACGCTCGTGGTCACTAAGTGCCTTAAAGTCTTTGCTGTCTTTGGTTACATCAACTTCTTCAGGACGCCAAAAGAATCCTAGTTGCTTGTCTGTAAGTCCGTCAAAGCTTTTATACTTTAGCGTGTCATAACGCTGAATCGTAGGTCCGCCCGTTGGATCTAGGAATGCTAATACTTTAGTGTGGTCTGCTTTGTTTGCAGTGTTAAAAACGCTCATCTAATCTCTTACCCTTGTGTGTATATCTATAGTACTACTATAACACGCCCCGAAGGGCGTGTCAAGTATTAAATTGTGCAACCTTCGCAATCTTCCTCGTCTACTTCAACAACTTCAAGTTCGCCCATCATCTTGTTAATATCGACTTCGCCTTGGCCGTCATTGGTGTTAAAGTAATACAACTGCTTGCCGCCTAGTTTGTAGAACATCAACAAATGCTGTAGCATTGTGCTCATTGGAATCTTTTCATCTTCAAAGTAAATTGGATTGTAACTAGTGTTAACACTAATGCCTTGGTCAATATACTTCTGTAGCACAGCCATAATCTTAATATAACCTTCTGGTGACTGTTGATCCCATAGTAGGTCATACTTGTTCTTTAAACGCTTGTACTCAGGAACAACTTGCTTTAGTACACCATGCTTGCTCTGCTTGATACTAATTAAACTACGTGGCGGCTCAATCCCGTTTGTAGCATTAGCAATTTGTGCGCTCGTCTCAGCAGGCATTAGAGCCATTAGAGTTGAGTTACGAATGCCTGTGTCTTTTAGTTGTGCTCTAAGTGTATCCCAATCCATACGCTCAACGTGCGGCACTAACTCATCTAAGTCTTTCTTATACGTTTGATTAGGTGTAATGCCATGTCCGTACTTTGTTTCCATGTTGCCACTTGGTGCGCCAAACTCTGTTGCAAGGTCAGCACTTGCCTTAATCAAATAATACGACCAAGCTTCTGCCCATTCGTCTACAAGTGCAAGTCCATCTGTATCAATGTGTTGATAGTTCAAGTCATTCTTAGCCAACCAATATGCAAAGTTAATAATACCAACGCCTAAAGGACGGCGCTTCTCTGTGCTTAACTGTGCTGCTAGGATAGGATAGTTCTGATAACTTAGTAGTGCATCAAGTCCACGTACTGCTAAACGGCACACACGCTCAAAGTCTGATGTGTGACGAATGTTGCCCCAGTTGATTGCACTTAGTGTGCATAGGCTAATTTCACCTTCTGGATCGTTTAGATCTTTAAGTGGTTTAGTCGGCAAGTCAATCTCTGCACACAAGTTGCTTTGTTTAATAGGTGCAACGTCAGGAAGGAATGCACCGTGGTCATTAGCATTGTCTACATTCTGTAAGTAAATGCGTCCTGTGTTCTTACGCTCTTCCATGAAACTACTAAACAATTCACTTGCTGCAATAGTTTTCTTGCGTAGTCGTGTGTTGCGCTCTGCTGTTTCGTATAGTTCTTTAAACTTGTCTTGGTCTGCAAAGAAAGCGTCATATAGACCTGGAACATCTGCAGGCGAGAACAAAGTTATATCGCCGCCAGTTACTAGTCTTTCATACATCAACTTGTTAAACTGTACACCGTAGTCCATGTGTCGTACACGGTTCTCCTCGGTGCCTTTGTTGTTCTTTAGCACTAGCATGTCTTCTACTTCGAGGTGCCATACAGGGTAGTATATAGTTGCTGCGCCGCCACGTACTCCGCCTTGACTACATGACTTTACAGCTGACTGGAAATGCTTGTAGAAAGGAATGATACCTGTGTGATATGCGTCACCTTTACGTATGGGGGAGCCGATAGCACGGATACTTCCTCCACCAATACCAATCCCTGCTTTTTGTGAGACGTACTTAACAACGGCGGCAGCAGTAGCGTTAATGCTGTCAAGACTGTCATCAGTTTCAATGAGTACGCACGAACTGAACTGGCGCTGCGGGGTACGCACACCAGCCATAACAGGAGTAGGTAAACTAATGTCGTGTAAACTAATAGCATCGTAATATTCCTTGACCCATTGCAAACGAGTCTCTATTGGATAGTCTTGAAATAAACTTGCCGCAATAAGAATGTAGCACATTTGTGGTGTTTCAAAGATCTCGCCACTTACTCTATTTTGTACTAGGTACTTGCCGCGTAATTGCTCCATAGCAACATAAGTTAATGCATCGTCGCGTTCGTGCTTGATGAATGTATCAATTTTATTCCATTCTTCGTCTGAGTATTTTGTAACAAGTTCTGCGTCATAAAATCCTGCGGCAGTGTTCTTGTCTACTAGTTTCTTAATATGCCAAGGTTCAAATCCTCCATACACTTCTTTGCGTAGTGCATAGTTTATAAGGCGTCCGCCTACATACTGATAGTTAGGAGTTTCTGCACTAATAAGATCTGCTGCTGCTTTAATTAAAGTTTCTTGGATCTCTTTGCTAGTTACACCGTTGTGGAATTGAATTTGACTTTTAAGTTCTACTTCGCTCGGACTAACTCCTGTAATGTTTTCACATGCATAAAATACAACTTTGTGTAGTTTTTCAATGTCTAGAAGTTCTTTGTCGCCGCCACGTTTGGTAACTTGAATCATGTACTTTGTCCTTTATCTTTTATTAGTTAGTTAGGTATTTATTGTTGCATTGGGAGAGCATGGACAAGTTCAGAGCGTAAAGTATTCGGCAATTTGCTTCTGTGTACATGTGTGTCTCCGTTGAATCCTATAACAATGTCATCTACATATAATAGGTAATATGTCTCTGAGTTTTCATTGTCTCGTGTAATATGTATCTCATAAGATGCTTGGGATAAAACATCAGTTAACTGCAAGGTGTAACAAATTGCAAGTATCTTAACAAAGGCACAATAATTATTTTCCTCTAATAATTCCCATGCTGTCGGCCAACTACTTGGAGTGAAAGGATCTGCTGCAATCAAACAATACGGTGCTTGATTGTAGAAGTCAATTGCTTCCTGTATTGGATCTTGTGCAGATTCTAAACCGTGCCGAAACTCTCGCCAGAGTATTAGTCTGTCTTCATAAGTTTTATTAAACATTTATTATAACTTAGTTTTAACCTTATAATACATTGTAGCATCATCGCTACTAGTTAAGTTTAACATCATGATGGCTACTGTGTCAATCGATAAATCGCCATCTTCATCATAATTTTGTGCAGTGAACCTTAAATTCTCGGCATAGGTACTATTACCTGTATAGTTATAATCATCTGAAAAAGTAAATGTATCATTTGTAGGATCTACAACTAGTGTCATTGTTCCAGTTCTTGATGCTGTAACAGAACTACTTTTATATACATATTCTATTTCATACCCTTTAGCAGTATCTGCAGGGAGTCTAAATAGTTTAGTATAAGTACCTGATTGTCCAATTGTTAATTCATGTGTTGTGCTAAAATCTGTGATAGTCGGGCCTTTAACTTCGGGTACATAGACTGACAAAGGTATCTCTCTACCCTCAAAGTCAAACCCTTCCGGAAA